TTCGTCTGTTTGAGCAGCAACAATTTGTGCTCCAGAAGAAGCTGTACCAACCTCGTAACCAATATCACCTTCTCCAATAACAGGAGAAACGTCACAAAATATTTTAATATCTGTAATGATTGTGTTTGCTGGTTGTACGAATGTACCTATAGTTGGTGAATCACCTGCTGTACTGTTTACTGTTACACCAGATACAAAACCTACATGTTTTACATACTTATTAGTAACAATACCTGTAGATGCAATATCTACAACATCAGTTTCTGCACCTGTAGTGCTATTTACTGATATTACTTTAAAACCGTTTTCAGACCTTACTGGTCCATTAAATGTTGTGTTAGCCATTTTTTTCTCCTAAAAGAAATAATCTATCATCTTGGCAAAGTCTGCTAGGGCAGTTGATAGACAGTTAAAAAAATCCCTAGAATAAAAAGGGAGACCGAAGCCTCCCTTAGAAAGTCAAGACTTAGCTTGAACCCGGTGAACCAAAGATACCAAGTGGGTCAGATACGCCGAAGCTATATCTTTCTCTACTTTTATATCTAACATTACCAGTATCAAAGTCTCCGTCCATTGAAGTTTCCAAAGCTGTTCTTTGGAAATGCTTCATACCATTAGGTACATCAGTAATGATAAAGAACGCATTTGTATCTGTAAGATAATGGTTAACCATATATCCTTCAGGTATAGCACCATTATTGGTGATAGCGTTAATATCATTGTCTGCTGTTCCCGGTCTCATTTGAGACTCTAAAAGACGAGTTGCTGTAAACTGCAATGCAGGTGGTACAATCAATCTTTTTGGTTTAGCTGCAATGAGAAGACCTCTTTGGTCTTTGAAAGCTGCAATGTTAATGATAGCATCTTCTAAAGATGTTTCATTAAGGTCAGCACCCGTTACCGGTCTGTTGCTGTTAGTCCCACCATTTACTAATGGGTGACCTCCACCTCCAGTAACTCCATCACTTGCTGCTGTAAATAAATTTACACCATCTCCTGATTGGAAGCTGTTGCTGAATCCATTGTTTAATGGAGCTGCAGATTTCACTTGCTTTGTATAAGCCATAGCTCTTGCCAAAGCTTTTGTATAACGAGCAGAAAGAGAATCATAAAGATTATCTTCAATTGCTTCTTCTGTTATAGAAAAACCTAGTGCAATAGTTTCGTGATTATACCTAGCAGTAAAGCTTTCTTGTGCAGAATCATAACTGATTGCTGAACCTTCATTCTTTACACTAGCTTGACCAAATCCACTTAACTGTACTTCTTCTTCAAAAGACCTATCAGAAGATTCAGTTTCGTAAATCATAGTATGCTCATCATCGTACTTTTCGTATTCCAACCCAAACAGAGCATTAAGTCCGGGTAGAAGTTCTTTCATCATTTGTGGTCTTGCGATAGCCATAATAATATCCTCCTATGGATTAGATGCCTGTTGTATTAAGCAATTGATGTCCAACATTGAACATAACAATTACATCTGTGAATGCATCACCTACTTCACTATCAGGTCCTTCAACGAACTCAATAATTTTTACAGGTAATGTAGCCGTGGTTGCGATTGTAGAAGAATCTACAGAGTTTTTACTTCTGCCAATACTTGTACTTCCAGCAGTTTGTACAACTGCTGCATTATTTCCTAATGCTGTTTGAGCTAAGGTTGCGTCACCTTGCATTCTCAATTCAACAAAAGGGTCATTTAAAACATAAGCACTAATATCACTAGCAACAGTTGATGCTGGATAAAATTGTGAAAATGTTAATTGTTTTGTATTCGGGTCTGTATAAGAACATCCCATAAATACTCCTATTGGAGTCAATGCTGTTGTACCATTATCAAGTGTTACTACACCTGCACTAGTCATTTTAACAAAATCTCCATAGAATATTGCGGTACTGTCATTAGACGCAATCTTATAGTGTCTGACTTTTCCTGTATAGGAGCCACTTGCACTTAAAGTTCCGACTGGTTCAGCACCCATTGGTGTTGCCGTTGCTGACATATCTATTTCCTTTTAAATAAAGTTATATTAAGCAACCCCAGTAAAATTTTTTACTTAGAGCCGCCGCCAAAAGTAGACCTTGTTTTGCGTTCTGGTTTTAACAGAGGCATACGAGGGTCATTCTCTTTTAAATAATTGTTGTCCACACCTTCCATTTGAGTTTGTGCTATATTTCTATAGTACGCATCTCTTTGCTCCATGAGTTCTGTTGGAGCCTTGCATAACAATAATCCACCAACTTCCATGTTACCTTTATCAGCCCATTCTGAGCCGTGGTCACTAACTAAATTTAATTCAGGATGGTCTTCTGCTTTCACAGGTTCCCAGCCTTCTCTAAATTTAGAAGAAACATTAACATTATTTGGTTGACCTAAAATACTGGTTGCCACCCATCTAAATACCCATCCGTCTTGTGGTGCTGGATTAGGTAACTTTGATTGTGGTTCCCATGTATCTGTTCTTCTTGCAGTTGTTGTTCTGGAATCTGCTTCTCTTGCTGCTCTTGTAACTTCTTCAGTTACTTCTATATTTTTATCTTCAGCCATTATTCATCTCCTTAGCGACTTGTTTGGCATATTGCTCTGGTGTTATCCCAAGTCTTCTTGCGAGGGAGACTTGAGTTGCTGTTAACTGCACTTTGCGGGGTATTGCACCATTATTTCTAGTTGCTGGTGCCACCACCGATGAGGGCTTCTTGGAACTCGCAGTTGTAGTAATGACTTCGCCATCACTTTCAGCTTGTTCTTCAGTTCCAAAAAACTCAGGAAATTTACTTTGCATTCGCTTGTCTACTTCCTGATAATACTGTTCACTTGTAGGTACTATACCTTCATCTTTAATAAGAGTCTCGTGTAGTCCATACGCATAACCAGTCATATCTCTATGTTTTTCATTTCCAAACCATGTATTTTTTTGCAACCAATCTACTGCTTTAGGGTCAATTGGTGCTTGTGGTACAGGTTGTTGTTGTTGTACATGCTGTTGTGTCTGTACATTTTGTTCTGTAATTTTGTTTTGTTGTTGATAGTAATTTAATTTTTCATTTGTAGTTTTTAAATCAACTTGAGAATTTAATATATTCTCATTAGCTGCTAACATTTTTTCACTATCACCACTTTCGTAAGCTTCTTTAAATTCTTGTTTAGCTTTTTCTATTTCAGCAGTTGCTTTAGCAGATATCTGTCCTAATAAAGCTTCTTCACCTTTATTAATTAAAGCAGATAATCTTTTGTTTTCAGCTAGAACTTGTTGAGCATAACCTACTGATTCATCTCTTACTTTAGAAGCAGCTTCTTTTGCTCGTCTTTCTTCATGGAACTCATATTTAAGTTTATTAATTCTTTTTTTAACTTGGTCATCAATACCATCTATTTCAGATTCTAAGTCATCTTCATTTTTTGTAACTGTTCTTTTAGGTTTTCTATCAGCTACTGGTCTGTCATCGATTACTTCTACTTCAACTTCTTCTTTTGTTTCTTTTGATATTTGTTTTTCTTCAGGAGATTTACCAATAGTGGTTGTTACTCCGAAAAATTTATCCTCAGCAGAAGTTGCAGGTTGAGTAAATTCTTCTGTAACTTCTTGTTCTACGGCGTTATTTTCTTCTGTCATCATACTACCTTAACTATGCCTCTTGGGTCTTCAACTACAGCTTCTACACTGTCGTCATTTATTAAACGAAATTCTTTTCCATGTACTAAAAATCTAGTGCCAGAATAAGAACGCATAATTATCCAATCGCCTTCTTTACAGAACGCACCACTTGGAAATCTTTTTTTATCGTTATAACAGTCTTCACCCATTTTAAGAACAAATCCACAAATTGAACCTACTTCTTCGATTTGCATTGTTTGAGCTGCTTTTATAATTCCGCCTTTAGTTTTTTCTTCGGCTTCAGGTAAAGCTATTAATAGTTTGTAACCTTTCGGTATAGGTAGTTGTTTTGCTTTGCGATTTTTTTCTGTAATCGCTTCAACTTTTTTTGGTTCTACTTTTTTTGTAGATTCCATTTATCTCTCCTTTGCACTAGATAAAGGTCTAGGTCCTTGCGGCTTTATTGCCGATTTGCTATTTCGATTAGGTCAAGTATATCTCGTTCTACTAAAGCTAATCCAGATATAATTCCTGTTAAAAATTTATATTCTTCAAAATCTTTGCAGTTGCCTGTACTCATATGGTCAGCATGTTCGTTCATGCGTTCCCTTATTTTTTTTTGTAAGGCAGCAACTATATTTTCTTGTGTAGCACTCATTTTTTATTGTCTTCAAATAATGTTTCTACTATTTCTTTTCCAATCTTAACACCTTCTATAGTTTCTTTGCTACTTAATTTTGCATTTTCACTTGCAGCTTTAAATCCAATCTGTGCACCTGCAATTCTTTCTTGTGATGAAATTCTCTCTTTTTCTAGTTCTTGATTAGCTTTTGACTTCTCAAGGTCTGCTGAAATTCTCATAGCATCACTTTGCATTTTACCTTTTACTTGTTCTTCTCTAATCTGTAGTTCTTTTTCTCTTTGTTGTATTACAGGGTCTTCAAGTTTTTCTTGAACTTCTTTCTGTCGTTTCTCAGCTTGACTATCTGCTAATACTCTTTCAGCAGCTTCAGATACAAGTTGTGATAATTGTAATTCAATATCTTCTGGTAAAGGTTCATCAGGTGGTGGTAAAGGAGCACCCATTTGTTTTTCAATTTCTTTTCTATATTGAAATGCAATATGTTCTGTAACATGTTCTGTAAATGCAGCCATAATAGATGAAGCATTTGGACTTTGACCAACAAGCTCTCTAATTTTAGGGTCTTGCATTGCAGCCATATGAACTTTGATATGTGCTTCATGGTCTTGATACATAAATGCTTTAGTAGGTTTACCATTCATCATGTTCATATTTTCTGATACAGGGTCTGTTGGTTCTATTTCTGTTTCTAATGGAACTATCTTATCTGCATCTCTTATACCTAATACATCAAGCATCTGTCTATGTAACTCTTGCATGTTATACATTTGCGGTGCTTGTTGAGATAACTGTAGTGCTGCTTGATATTGCATTATTCTTTGTGCTTTAGTAGCAGCATTAGGGTCTGATACAGGTACTATATCAACCTTATTATCAAAATCTTCTGATACAAGTTCTTTGCCTTTTATATCATAAGGATATTCTGTTGGTCCGTGGTCAAATATTATTCTGGATAATATCTTAAGTTCTTGTTTTAAAGAGTTATGTATTCTAGCTTGTACTGAACCCATAACTTTTAAAGACCTTTCTAAAAGTGCCAAAGTGGTGCCAACAGGAGCCTGACTATTCATATCAGACACTTTCATATCTGCTAATGAAGCAAACCTTCTTCCTTCATCAACTAAGTTTTGTAAGAGGGAATACAAAGTTCCTGAAGGTTCCTTATATGGAAGGAAGGTTATGTTATCTTTGATGGCACCACCGGGCACATCTACATCTCTAAACTCACCCGGCATGATAGGGGTATCATCGCCTTTGATTCTTAATCCTCTGGATTTCAAACCACCCGGTAAGTTACTGAGAGTTCCTGCATCAACCAATTGTCTTAATAAACTTGTAGCTGATTTAGCTATTCCGCCTATAAGATGTATTAAACCAAAACCATAAAATCCCATTCCGGGTAGATATTGGTAATGTACGAAGTGTTCCCTTCGTTTTTTCTGTGGGTCATCTTCTATAAAGTTTCTACGAATAGAAAGAATAGTACCCGATTGATAATCTAGTGTTACAACATAAGGTAATGCTATACCTGTTATTTCTCCATCTTGTCTGTCTTCAAAACCTTCTAAGTCAAGGTCTACATGCATTTCTAATACAGTATGTCTTTGGTCGTATTCATATGAAGATGAATCGCCTGTTAGCTCATCATATTTACTTTGTATATTAGAATAATCTGCTGATGGTGTTTGTAATTCAACATCTCTATAAAAACCTACAACTTGTAATTTACGAATATCATTCGTACTTTTTTTCATTACATGAGTTGCTCTATCACAAGTTGATAAATCAGATGCACCATAACTAACAACAAAATCTTCTGCTGGTACAAACATACTAGCAGGTCTATTTAATGTTGGGTCATAATATATTTTACGAAATGCAGAACCTGCTAATGGTAAATTAAATAACATTTTTTCAGTTTCTGTTCTGTATTCACTCATCTTTTCAGTTAAAAGATAATTTAAATAATCTTTAACTCTTTCAGATTGTTCTTGTTTTTTTGTATTCAGTTCTCCTACTATCTTAGTATCTACTGGTCCTTTAGCTGGAAATAGTTCTGTAATAGCTTCTGCTTGAAATCTAACAACTGATTCAGTTAACAAAGGATGAAATACACCACAAGCACCATTCCAAGGCATTGTACGTTCTTCAATTTTTAAACCTAGCTGGTCTAATCCTTTTGTATAAGTTTGTTCCCAATCACTTCGAGATTCTCTATCTGAAGTGTAATAACCTATTAGTTCATTAGATAATGATTCTAAAGTACCTTTGTCCATATATTCTGCAATATTGTCATTAAAGTCTTCTGCACCAAATTCGGCACCTTCTTCAAAATCTATAATCATTCCACCTTCTTCATCCATGATAGATACTTCATCAGGATTAGTAATTAATACTTCTAATGGCGAATCTTTAACAAGTTTTTCTGGTGTTTGTAATGGTTTCTCTGCCATTTAATCTCCTAGTAGTAGTTAGCTTCTCTTGGTGGTAAGTCTTCATCTTCTTCGTCTGAATGTAAAGGTATAAATCCACCTTGTCTAAATCTTAATAATGCTTGTGTAGAAGAATCTACTAAGTCGTCATGTTCACCTGCTGGAAAAGCTGCAAATTCTTCTATTACTTCTTCAGCAAATCTTAAGTCAGGTGCCCAAACAATCCCAGATGCAAATAAATCCGCAACAGCATTAACCCTTGCTATCTTATCATTACCTCTGCTTGGTGTATATTCTGATACTGGTATGCCCATTTGTCTTAATTCAAATATTAAAGGCAGACCTGCTGCTTTTGCTTCAACAATAAATGCTTCAGGTTGCCAATCATTGTACATTTCAAAAGCTTTCTTTTTTAAATCAGGAAACTCTAATCTTTCTTTGTAAGCATCTAACAGTATAACTTGTGGTTGTGTAATACCATCATCATCCGGTTTATAAAAAACACCCCATGTGGTACACGCAGAGTAGTCAGAACGCTGTGTTTTTAAAAATGCTGTGTCCCATGACTGTATAACAAACTCACACTCAGGAGGGTTATCATCTTCCCAAACTTTCCACCATTCTCTTTTGATTATGGCAGCACCTTCTGATGTAGGGTCTTGCTGATATTGAGCAGACCATTTTGCTACAGGTAACTCAGCTCTTAATTTTTCTAATTCTTTTATATCCCAAAACTCTTGCCATAAGCTTTTACCTGAAGGCAATATAGCTGGGAACTCTATAACTTTCCATTCATCAGAACCTTCTCTTTGTGTAGAAGATTTAAGAATCTGTCCTGTTAAGTCTCGTTTATGCCATCTTGTCATCACAATAATAATGGCACCACCGGGCTGTAAACGCTGACGCGGACCAGAAGTATAGTATTCGTAAACTTTATCAAATACAGAAGGGTCTCCACTTTGACCTTCTTGTTCTGAGTGGGGGTCATCTATAATAAGCAAGTCAGCACCTTTACCGGTAACTGCACCACCTATACCAATAGCGAA